TCAAGTCCTTCTTACTATCCACGACAGTCTTTTATGGCAACGCAGGCCGGATCACGACCCCAAGGAAATCATAGCGTCGATAGAAAATGTAGCCAACGAACTCGCGCTGTCGGTTCCTATCCCATTCGGCCTAGGTTCTGGTAAGGATTGGGCCAGAGCTTCCTACGGCGACAAACTGGACAAATACGAGGACTAAATGGCATATCGTCCTGGCGACCCAACTGTTGAGCTTGAAGCACGTATCGAGACGACTACGGCTAAGGCTTACTTAATAGAACCGGTTATGGGCAAGAAAGATCAAGTGTGGTGCCCCAAATCGCAAGTAGTAAGTATGACCGACCCCGACGAGAACGGTACTCGTACGTTCACCGTCACCGAATGGTGGTACCAAAAGGCTGAATTAGATGAATGAGTCGGTCAAATACAAATTTGAGTGCCGCGACTATTCTAGCCTCCACGATACGTGGGAGGAAGCTGCTGATGAAGCTGTAAAATTTGGCGTCGGTCGTTGGTTAAATAAGCACGAATTCAATTTGGACTGGCCAGCAGTTATAAAGGCGGTTCGCGATGAATGAGGCCGACGTTAAGCGAAATATGGTAAAGTCCATGAAAGAGGGGGGCGGTTACGGTCGCCGCATCGAAGACCAATATGCAGTCGGCGTATTCGACATGATCCTCATTCCATTTGGGCTGCCGGTGTTTATGACCGAAGTGAAGATGATACGGGGGTTAACATTCGGACCAACGCTGCGTCAACACGTAGAATTAGAGCGAATACGACACGTAGGCCATCCATCGGGCCACGTTATTCCCTTGATGGTTGGGTTCAAGGATGGAGTATACTACTTCCATCCTCCCCAAATGACTATAAGACCCGACGCGTGCTTCTCAGTAACTACCAGCGACATGCCGTTCCACAATCAACTAGTTCAATACTACAACTCGAGGAGAAAGTAATGGCTAAGAAGAAAGAAGTAAACATAGTCGAGGAAGTTAAGTATCAGACCACGGAGGTAGCTGAATCCGTGCTACATAACGCTACGGATGCGGTCAAGAAGGGTATGAAGCATCACGGCGACACCGAGGCGTCATTCAGCATGATCGCTGAACTATGGACGACCTACATCAAGCACATCGCCATTATCCGCGGGTTCAATGGGGTAGACCCCGACCATGTGGCCCAAATGATGGTCCTGTTAAAGATCGGGCGGTCTGCTTACGGCCATGGGAAAGATAATTATGTGGACGCCGCTGGCTATTCCGCGCTCGCTGCAATGCTCCAACCGCTGGGTGGCAAGGATGACGAATGATTCGATGTGGCTGCACGATACGGGCGTCCATTGCTTGGTGGACGGCCAATTTGGCTCCACCGGCAAAGGTGCTCTAGCCGCTTGGCTAGCCGAATACTCGATCACCCACGGAATGTACCGGTCGTTCTCCGGTTCAATAACTAGCGCTGGACCCAATAGCGGGCACACCTTCTACGTCGACAAAGAAAAGATAGTGCTGAAACAGCTGCCAACATTCGCTGTCTATTTGTATAAGAGGGGTGTCACTGTTCCGGTGTATCTATCGGCGGGGGCTGTTATTGACCCTATAATCTTAAAGGAGGAAGCTGATCGTTACCCCAACCTTCCAATATACGTCCATCCCAATGCCGCCGTGGTGACAGAAATGGACAAGGCGGTGGAAATGAGCGGCACCATAGCGGAAGTAGCCGGTACTAGAAGTGGTACCGGAGCCGTCCTTGCCCGCAAGGTTGTACGCGATCCTTCTGCCATCGCCGGTAACGCATTGGGCCACATCGCACCCAATGTTGTCATCCAAAACCACCGGATGAAACCGGAGAAGAACGCCTATTTCATGGAGGTATCCCAAGGGTTCAGCTTGGGTATCAACTCCCACTTTTATCCCAAAGTGACCAGCCGTGAATGTACCGTTATGCAGGGGTTAGCAGATGCCCGCATTCCTCCAAGCATGGTGCGCGAAGTATACATGGCAATCCGTACGTTTCCAATCCGGGTGGGCGACGTGGACGGTCATTCTAGCGGGGCTTGGTATTCGGATCAGCAGGAGACTAGCTGGGAAAAACTCAGGGTGGAGGCCGAATTAACCACGGTAACCAAGCGCGTCAGGCGGGTCGCGTCATTCTCGATGGATCAGTTCTACGACGCTTGCCACGCCAACGATCCAACCATGGTATTCATAAGCCACATGGATTACATAGATGGAGATACCCAGCACTTGCTGCTCGACTCGCTGTCAGAAGCCAGGGACCGAATGGACAAGGACTTTACGTTCCTATTCGGATACGGACCGACAACTTGGGACGTATGGAACGTGCTTAGGGATGGAACGCAACAGGAGCTATTTCGATGAAGAGAGTGATGTTTCTTGAAATGCCCGAATCTCTGGCACCCTGGAATTCGCTGCTGGTTGATTTCTTCCAGGGAATGATGATGAAGCTGGATAAGAACTCCCACAAGGAGACCCCAACAAAGGAGACATTACCCAAGATAATGGACCTGCTCCGAGAGGAAATTAAGGAGTTCGAAGAGCAGTTGTACAAGGATAGGTTCAACGAAAACTCCCTGATCGAATTAATGGATCAGGCCAACTTCTCATTCTTAGCTTACGTGGCATTGCGGAGAGAGGGGGTAAAACATGAAGCGCCAAGTGATCCTCAACCTCGAAGAGGCTGATATCAAGTGGCTTGAAAAGGAATATGGCGAAGTAGAGTGGAAGCGCCGGATGGAACAGCACATCGCCAACGAAGTACATCTACGCCAGCACGACGCCCTTAAACTTAGAAAGCCGTGGGACTACTGAAAAGGGGGTTGACAACGACGCGGCGGCGTGTTAAAATGAGGGTATGATGGAGCTACTGGAAGTACAGCGAAAAGCACTACAAGCGAGCCGGGGCAGACCCGGATTCGCTTTTTATATGGAAATGGGGCTTGGTAAAACCCTTACCGCGTTGACTGAGTTCTTGAGTCTAGTAGATAAGGGGGTAACCCGACTAGTCGTCGTGTGCCCCAACAGCTTCAAGACCGGTTGGCTCGATGAAATTAAAAAGCACGGGTTAAAAGTCCACCCGCACATTTTCAATTCCGGTTCCGATCATGAAAATGGCCGGTTCTTGAAGACTAAGTACACATCACCGCCAGTATTGATTGTCAATTACGAAGCTATCCGCAAGGAACACGTCCAACAGTATATAGCGGAATTTACTAAAAATCGCCAATGTATGATAGTGTTCGACGAGTCTATCCAGATCAAGACTTATAACAGTCTGCAGACTAAGGCCGCATTGGCCATGGCTCCCCTATTCGCGTGTTGCCGCATCTTATCGGGGAAGCCCGTAACCCAAGGCCCCCATGACTTGTGGGCACAGATGCGAGCAATTGGAGCCATCAACACTAGATACTTCCCATTCAAGACCACGTTCTGTCGGATGGGCGGGTTCAAGGGTAAGAAGGTGGTGGGCGCTCAGAATGAAGAGCTACTTGCCGCGACGATCGATAGGTTCGTGTTCCGAGCGTCGAAAGCGGAGTGGACAGACTTGCCGCCCAAAATGTATACTTCCAGGCAATACCAGCTGACGCCGAAATTGGCGGCCATGTATAGAAGTATGGAAGAAGAGTTCGTTTTGTGGATCAGCGACAACGAAACCGTGGCGGTTGAGGCTTTCATCACCAAATACATAAAGCTGGCCCAAATCCAGTCCGGATTCATTATTAAGGAAGACGAGAGCATAGAGGAATTGGTACCGCCGGAGGAGAACCCGCGGTTTATACTAGTCCGCGAAATCATAGAGGAAACCACTGGTAAGGTGGTGGTTCCGTATATTCACCGGTACACATCGAGTCTGCTTGAGCGGAGCCTGGCCGAGTTCAACCCCGCCGTCCTAAGGGGCATGATGAAGCCGGAAGAAATCCAGGCGTGCAAGGATAAATTCAATAATGACCCAACGTGCCGGGTAATACTCGTCCAAACCCGTGCGGGGAAGTATGGGCATACTCTTCTAGGTGGCGAGGACCTAATAGATAAGTGCAGCACGATGGTATTTGCAGAGAATTCCTACTCACTAGACGATAGAAGCCAAATAGAAGACCGAATACACCGTCATGGACAAACAGAAAGCTGTTTGTATGTGGATGTTTGGGGCACCCGATTGGATCACAGAATAACATTGGCCCTCCAAGCGAAGGAGAACATAGTACAGGCAGTATTTCAGCACTTTAAGGGTAATCGTTAATCTTCTGTTTCGGTTAGAAGATCTAGAAGTCCCCGAGTACCACCCCTTCGTAGTTTATCCTGTATTTCGGGGGATATCGGCCCCTGGAATTTTGGGCTCTTGAGCATAAGTCGCCGTAGGTTCTCCACGCTCTCGGTAGTTCCTTGCTTCGACGCATATTTTAATGCGCCGCTCACCGCCGGAACTGCGGCCAACATAGCCAACATAGCTTTCCAGTCCTGGGTCGTCATTCCAGCCCCGATCTGGCCAGCCGTATTCATGCCCGCAACCATTGAGCCTAATTTCCCGGATACGTTGGTTCCTGGGTCGCCCTTGGTAATAGCGCTGATACCTTCCAACGCCTCGGGCTTGAAAGATTTGGTGACCCGCATCTTTTCGAAAGCGTCCCGGATATCCTTCTGGGAGCCGCCCTCTTCCTGTCCGACATAAGCAGCATTCTCCACTCGCTTAGCCGGACTCATTCCCTTTCCTGGCAGATTCTTCATGGATGGAGGGGGAAGTTTATCACTTACACCTTGCCACCACTTAGCCAGCATATTTGTGGGTTTGGCGACGGCTGCGGCACCTGCTTGACCCAGGACGCCCGCCAACATACCCTGCCCGACGCCCTCAGACACGGGACCCTGATCGCCTGTCGCCGCCTGGATACCGCCCGCGACCCCGCCCTCAGCGGCTCCCCCAAAAGCACGCGTGATCCCTCGGACTATGGGTCCTCCGCCAACCTTGGCCACCAAACCGGGAACACCAGTTGGGGTGGCAACCCCTGCCGCTGCTTCTAAAGGAAGAGCAGCCCAACCCATTCGATCGCGCGCAGACGCGGTTAGAGCAGCGCTGTCCCCACCAGCCAATTTGTCCGCCAAACCAAACGACGCGGCATCCGTCCCAACGCGCGCCATATCCTCCATCATACGGAATGGCCTTTGCCACATCGGGGCCGATTCCATTTCGGCCTTACCCTTGACGTTCACCTCGTCCTGTATTTTAGCGTTAAGCTTCTTAGAAGCCTCCTCCATGCTGCCAGCATCGACATGATACTTCGACCCATCAGCGCGCATAATTTCAAAGGTTGCCATGTTAATTTATCCGTCTGACATCGTTACCGCCGATTTTACCGCCGCCGCCTTCTTGCTCAACCTCTTTCAGAGCTTTAGCCAATGCTTTTTCATAAGCTGCTTGAGCTTCGGCATCGCTAAGCCTGCCGCCCTTCTTAAAGTCGTTTTCAGCCAAAACGATCATAGCCGCTTTAACGTGGTTTAGATTGGCAAGTAACTGATCGTCGTCTTGGTACGGATCGAGGCTAGCGAATGCTGACGACAACATTTTCTGCTCGAAGTCGGTTACGCTGCCAAGACCAGCACTTCCTTGGGGTGAAGCATCGCGCATCGATTGCAGCTGGGAGAATGCAGTATTGGCGTCGACTGTTCTAAGAACGGACCTAACATTAGTTGCACTAGTCGATCCGAATTGGGCTGGGATACTAGAACCCAGACCAGTTGCGGGCCAATACGACTTCTGATTCTTAATCAAATCCTTGGCTGTATCAACAGCCCTAGAAACCGAGGACACCTTGGTCCAAGCTGTGCGATCCTTGACCACTTCAGCCTCAGTCGCTTTTTTCTCCTCACGCTCAGCTTTTTCGACCTTAAGCGCATGCTCTCTCCGCTTGATTGCGGCATCGCTGCCGGGAAGATCGTATAGTTTCGGTTTACCGTCAGTGACCAACACATCGCCGTTATCGGCACGTTCCCAATCCTGGCCCGGAGGAGGCTCGGGGAATTTCTGCCCTTGCGGACCGACATTGACCGTAACGCCGGACTTGCCGTAGCGCCGAATATACTCCTCCATACCCATCTGCTTGTCAGCTGGGCGATCCTTATTAATCGCAGCCAATGAAGCTATGTACTTGGCATTCGGAGCCTCTCTTGGCTCGAGCTTAATAGTAGTGATGAAATACTGCATTCCGACTGCGGGTTTGCCAGCCGCTGCGTTCTCCTCATTGATCTGAGCAAGTGCCTCAATGTCCGCCGCGTTGGCAGCCTTCTGCTTGTCACGCTTGACAGTGGTGAGATACTCCGTCATAGAAATTTTGGGCTTACCAGCTGCAACAAGCTCCGCATTGATGCCATCGAGCATTTCGGCATTAGTTCTAGCTTCGGACGTGGGCGGAAGTCCGGCAGACGGACCCATTGTTTCGCCAGTCCGCTTGCTCCTAAGCTGTCTACCTGTCGCGCCTTCTACGAATTCGCCTTCCTCAGGCTTCGGTCCGCCGATCTTGGCTATCTCCTTGCCAGTGATGGCGTGGTGCAATGATTCCTGTCCGTTTTCGGCATTCGTAACCTTGATCACATGGCCGGTGTTGTGGGCGGCGATAACCTCGTCCAACTTGCCGCTCGTCTCCAAAGCAACCAGCGTTTCCGGAGACAGGTTATATTGCTTACCCAATCCACCCAAAACAGACCTGCGGAGAAGCATATCCTTCATTGATTGTTGCTGCTTCTGGAGATTGATTAGGTCAGCCGAAGTAATATTACCCGCTCCTTGTGCGCCACCAGCTGCAGAAGCTGCGATTAACGCCTTGCGCGTTCCTTCGTAGGGGGATAAGCCCGCCGCAATCATGGTAAGGCCAGAGTCAAGCGCCGCCGCATTCCGATTCTGTTGCATAAGCTGCACGTACATATTCGCCAAATCAGGAGGCGATTGCAGAGCATTGGGTGACGCAGCCGCCGGAATTGGATTAGTTACCGGCGTAACCGCTCCTGTCGGTACAGTAGTTGTCGGAGGCGCAGGCGGAGCAGCGGGAGGGGGCGAACCCGGAGGGGGCGGAAACGGACTCGATGGCGGCGCAACTTGCGGGCCAGGAATGGGCGGAAGCCCAGCTCCACCCGGCTGAAACGCCTGGATAACTGCCTCGTCCGGATTCCCGCCCCCTTGAAGAGCAGCAATTACTTGGGCAATGTTCATGACTATCTACCTGTTAAGGTCAACCCCATGTTCTTACGACGCGCCGCCATAAGCTGCGCCATCAAGCTCTGTGCTTGCGGACCCATTCCCATCCCACCTGCTTCTGGCGACCCGCCAGCCATTGGAGATATTTTAGCTGCTTCGGCAGCAACCGCAGGGTTCACTTTGGGCGAAATAGCACCAACAACCTGATCCAAAGGACTAGCTGGAGCCGCTTGGCCAGGTTGAGCCGGGGGATTAAGAAGGTTCTTTATGGATTCGCCAATACCTCCTTGACCCGGAGCGCCCGCAGTTGCAGCTGCGGCGACAGGAGAAGCCTGGTCAGGCAACATCGGGGGAGTCCCTTGCGCCCCCGGCATCGCTGGAACGCCAGGAGGAAGTGCCGTCGGCATCGGGTTTTGTAGCTGAGGAAGTAGTGGATTGGTAGCCAATGACAAACCCGGAACCTGTCCTGGCATCTTTCTATTGAATCCGTAATAGTCCATGATTTTTCTCGCTGCTTCTTGAGGAGGTGTATTCGCTGGGACGTTATTGGCAACTAAATGATGCCCCGGAGCATTGCCCGTGCCGGTTATCATTTTGGCTGCGGTTTCCGCGCCTTGCTGGTGACCTAATGCTAATTCCGAATGGGATGGCTCCCTACCAAGGAACCTCTTAAGAGTGTTCCAATTATCCTGGGTAAGCTTCACCCCCGCTTTGATATTCGCTACGGGGTCATTACGTATGTCAAAATCAGGGCCGAGCAATCCGTACAGCTTGCCGGTACCTTTCGTGAACTGCAGCAATCCTTGCGCACCGGTTTTGGATCGGAGGTCCTCTCTACCGCCGCTCTCCTTCGACACCATGCGAGTAATATAATCCCGCAGATGCTCCGGAACATTCGCGTTAATAATGCCCTGCACTCTTTCTGAAAGCATAGCCATTAGCTTAACACTTCCATCAGGTTGCTAAGGTTGACAACACGCTTGCCGCCCACCTTCTTAACCGCCTTCGGGGCGATCTTCTCGATGTCCTGCGCCATCGGGCCGACCACCTTCGGGTAGCTCTTTGGGTCGCTCTTGTAGCGATAAGCATACATCGGGATCGGACCACCTGTTAGCTTCTCGATATCCGTCTTCATATTGCGGTCGGAATACATACTTGCCGCTATCTTTGCCCCGCCCAACCCAAGGGTAGCCCAATCCGTGGGCAATTGCTCCTGGGTGGAAGTCTTGGAGCCAGTCTCGGTCCTGCCGTAAGGCGACATGCCCAAAGCAGCCAGCCTAATATTAAGCTGCTCCGTTGGGTAATCCCGCATCTCGTAGAACTTCTTGGCCTCGGCGTCGAGCAGCTGCTGGAAGTAGTTCCTATCCTGCGCTCCTGCGGCGTACAGTTGGTTGATGTCCTGCGCTTCGGCTGCTTCCTTCCCGGAGGCAGTAGAAAGCAACCCGGAGCCAACCCCCAGCAACCCAGCGGCGCTACTTCGGATACCAGTACGGTCATTTAGTGCGGTGGTAGTAGCGTAATCAATGCCCGCCCTGCGTAATTCAGCGGTTAGATCACCGATATTTCGGACACCCTCCGCTCGCGTTACACCGCTTTCGATGCCATGGCGCGATCCGCCGAATGCACCAGCCGTCCTAGATAGATCATTTACGTCCAGTAGATTACTGGTCAGCGACCGTTCCGCGTTAGCAACAGCACGGTTCTCGACTTCTTGCGTGTAAGGATTCAGATACGGGTTAATATCGAGCGGGCCAGAAGTAGCTTTGTAGATATCCCCGGCACTCCTATAAGCGCCTCCCGCCTCTGTGTAATATGGATCGGTCGAACCAATAGTAGACTGAGCCAAATTATACCCTTGAGTGGTATAAGGCGACTGGCCAGCGACAGTCGGCCCTTGGTACGGCTGATAACTAGTACCAGCGATAGATTTGGCAAGGTCGTAGTTTTCCTTGGAAGCGCCCTCGACCCATGCGGGGAGTTGCGTCTGCTTTACTTCTGTAGCCTGTGCTGGTTTGCCGCCGCTCATGACCTAATCTCCTTTAGGTATTCAATTCCCATCTTCTTCCACCCCGGCGTTCGATAATTCCACCATCCGTCCCTGCCGGTCGCAGTAAGAAGTTTGGCATTGATGTTCTTAGCCCAAAGCTCGACATGTTCTTCTGCCGCCAACGCCCCGTCCAGGTTGCCAACGGCGAATAGTATATTAACCGCCCTCTTACGGGGATATTCGTGGACTTGAGTAATAACCCATGTATCTTCCACGGCATGGCTCTGCATATCACCAGTAAACAATTGCTTGTCAATATCTTCCATAGTATATAAGTTACCGCCCAGCCGCAAGGCTTTATCCATTCGCCGCAGCATTTCTGGGTTAGTAATGCGAATCATTCCGATACCTTTGTTATTACTGCGACACCGGCATTACTTATAGTTACCTCCCATACGCTCTTATCAGGCGAGTACAACAATATAGACCGATTGCCGCCGGTCGCGCTAAGGTAATCCTTGCGCATCCGTTGGAGTTCTAAGTCCCATTGAACCAAAAACTTAGTAACCTCCATGTCTTTGAAATTAGGAATTCTCATATCTTTTTACCTCGCGGCTTCACATCGAATATGATGGGGCCAACAGTGCTCCAATCGGAATTCTTAATCATCTCAATACGAAGTCTAATATCCCGCGCTGTTTCCCGAATATCGACCCACCCGTGCCCATTCACTAATCTTTGCTGTGAATATTTCTCGGAGGCTGCAGTTGTACGATCATTTACCATGGCCAATGAGAATGCTACAGCGGTTCTATCCCCCGCAATTTCCGGAAGTATCTTGTTGATCGTAATAAATCGTTCACCAGCTAGCATATTGATAGTTTGGGATTCCAGGAACGGCATAAACAACGCCTCAGGATAAGTAACCCCGAATTCGTGCTTCCACACTTTGAAACCATCGGACATAATAGGGAAGCGATCATTAGCGTACGTCAATCCACAAGTACGACTAAGATAACCACCCATCCATACCTTAGAGCGGTAGTCGACAGCAACGTAGCGAGTACAATTAGGCCCTAATGCCGAATCCACCCAGAACCACCAAATTTCGCCTCTAGCTAACAGATTAACCGAGTGGGATTCCAATACAGTCTTTTGAAAATCCATCTTCTCCGAAATAACATCCCAAATCGGGCAAGGAATAACATCAGCAGTCGAACCGTTGTACAACCAGAAGCCTTCAACAGAAATCCACCCTATACCTTCGGGGATGGACGATACCGAAGCAGCGCTGATTGGTATAGGAACTTTTCCTATTCCTCTATATCGATAAACATATGGACGACCAATATGCTCCACAAAATAAGACATAGCTGGAGTGGACACAAATACGCCGATGGCGGACGAATGAGCAGCTACTATCGGTGAAAGTGGGTCGACCGTAAACATTCCCGCTGTATTCAACGGATCAGCGAAGTCCCAATCTTCAATGTCCTCTTCGCTGCACCACCCGTAATCACCGAAATTGCCGCCCATCTGGAATAACATAACGTGATGTTCGGGGGTAACCACGAATTGGCGATTAGTGGTGGGAGCGCCCGTAACAGCGACTGCTTTTACCGATGGTGTGGACGGCTTCCATATAAGCAATCGCCCGTCATAACTGGCCATTGCTAACAAGTCTTCGCCCCAATTGTTTAATGACCAAGCAGCGGAGAATTTTTGGATAGTGGATACTCCTGTTCGCGGAGTTCCATACGTGGACTCGCTGTAATCCAACTCGCCATAACCAGCCGTAGAACCGGTATAAACTCCCATACCCCCAATAGGAGTTATGTCCTCCAATGCGCCGCCAGTTTCTACGTATATGTGTTGTTCGCACAAGTAAGCGGTATACACAACACCATTGAGTGCCGTCCACCGATGCATGGCTCTCATACGAGACGCAAATGGAATGGCGTATGGAACTTGTTCCCAACCACCAACGGGTCTTAACGTAACCCCGTCGTCCCAACGCACAAGGTTCCCCTCCCGCCAGTTAGTTATCTGGGCGGTTTTAGATAGAAGGGTTGTTACACCCGCTGGGAAGTGTATCGACGGCATGTTACCCTAACTTTATTACCGCGTAGAAGGTTATGGTAGGTTGAATGTTGTTGTGTCCTTGCCAACTTCCTGCGCCCTGTGTATCCCCGTATATTTGATGGGTGTGAACAAGATCAGTGTTACCAGTATTTCCGTAATTCCTGGGGGAGCGACCACGAACAACCGGGCCGCTGCCAGCCGCCGCACTATTGTTCTGAGGCGAATCCGGTTCAAAAACATCAGGAATAGTGTGACCATGGTATAGACTTTCGAAGTTACCCTGTGAAAAGAAATCTATGTGATGGCCGTGTCCTGGCATTTCTGCGATGGACAATCCATGATAGTATAATCCGCCTGCTACGGATAAGGAGTAACCGGGCAATCTACCCGCTCCGTCATCCGAACTAGCTATAACGCGGCCTCGCACATCTGGTAAGTTAAAAGTAGTGGACCCATTCCCGGCCCCGTATATTCCACCGTATCTATTAAACACTATAGGATTCGCCGCGCGGGAAACTGCTTGGCCGTTGCACAAAGCCCAACCTTGTTCTATAATTACGCCGCCCGTATACATAATATGCCCAGGGGGAACACCTAAATATTGTAGAGTTCCATCCGGACGTTGAACAATAGGGTTGCCGTACGTGTCAAAAAATATCCTACCAGTCCCTGCTGGCGGAGCAGCCGGAGTAGCTTGGTAAGGCTGCCAAGGGGCACCATAAAGACCGCTTCCTAAAGAAATATTCTTAGTAAAAGTCGCATCCCCATTCAACCTATTCATATAGAATGGTTGATCTATAACCACACCAACAGGATTGTACCTAGTAAATACCATATGGCCATCGGGGTTACCAGCACCCGAGTCACCAAGATCTAAATTCCACCGATCATTATTCCGAACAACCTTCTGATCCAATATATCCATATTGGCGTTCAGCTTATTGCCCCATGTATCAGGGGAAGCACCGATTTCGGGCTTCGTCAATCCCATCTTAGGAGTTACGGTGTCAGCCATGGCTCAGTTCCTCATGCCGTAAATCTTGGATTAGTTTCCACCGCAGTAACCCAAGTCTGATCTGACTCATTTATAGGAACCCAAATATCACTCATTTCATCTATAGGAGTCCAAATCTGACCCGGATCACTTATTGGATTCCATATCGGATGAACGGAGTAATCAAGACAGTTGATGTTTATTTGAACGGTAATTGATCCCGTAAGCGCTATTCCAACAGCAATCTGTTGTCCATCTATTGGTATCGATGCGGCTATTAAAACATCTATGTAACCCGTCTGATCCGCAAGTGGCTTTCCAACAATAGGTATAGAACTAGCCGTTATTGTATCACTACGCGCTCGTACATCCGAAATCGATGCGCCAACAATTGGTATTGTGCTTGGCGTGATTGTGTCGGCAAACCTCAGTATATCTGCAAGCGTTGCGCCAACGATGGGAATCGAGCTTGCTACGATGGTGTCACTACGTGCTCGTACATCTGAAATTGTTGCGCCAACAATAGGTACTGTGCTTGGTGTGATTGTATCGGTAAACCTCAGTATATCTACAAGCGTTGCACCACTAATCGGCAACGTACTAGCGACAATCGCATCGGAATAATTGATTCCACCAGCCGAGAATACCGGTGTGACAACTGCGCCAACAATAGGTAGCGCTGAGGCAGCAACCACTTCGCTGTAAGTAGCTTTATCCGTAAGTGATGAACCAACTATTGGCAGCGAACTTGCCGTGACTACAGGTTCGGTTTGAGCGAACACATCAACGAGCGACGCGCCGACAATAGGTACCGTGCTTGGCGTGATTGTGTCGATGCGACCACGTACTGATGTAATAGCTTGTCCAATGATCGGAACCGAACTAGCTGTTATTGTGTCGTTATACCCGTATATCGGAACAATTATTTGCCCAAGGATAGGAACCGTGCTCGGCGTAACCGCCGGTTCGACCCATCCGTAAACATCAACTAGCGATGCACCAACAATCGGCACCGAACTCGGTGTTATTGCCGGCTCGAATCTGGCGACCGTATCAACAAGCGATGCACCAACAATTGGAATAGCGCTCGGTGTAACCGCCGGTTCTACCCAACCCAATCTATCACTAATCGTTGCGCCAACAATTGGCACCGCCGAATTGGTGATAGTTTCGCCATAGGTTGCCTGGTCGATAATCGTTGTGCCAACAACCGGAATAGCGCTCGGCGTGATCGTATCGGAATAATCAATGGTAGTAGTCGCCACCGGACGATAAGCAACCATCGCCCATTGGTCGGCGACTGTTTGCGCGAGTGCGACTGAATCTCTTAAAAACCCCCAATCGGAGCCGTCAAGCTCCGCCAGCGTTGGCGTCGCGACCCCGCCCGCCGGGGGAACTCCGAACCCTTCGTGACCCAACCTAGACGTATATGTGTAGGCCGTCCAGTCGAGGGCAGAAAATGTGTATTGATAGCCGCCGCCCGTAAAATAAGTGGCGCGATACAAATTGTAACCGGAGTGTACCGTAGGACGAATATTAATCGTCGCCGCAACCCACGAAGCTGCACCCCAATTAGGCCACACTGGCGGATCAGTGTTCGTACTAGCCGCAGCAACGGTTAACCTTGAAGCAGTTGTAGAATATGGCCGCGTCGCGTTGACGCTCATATTTACGAGCGCTGTGTATCCAGCTTGAACGCCCTTGCTTGTGTCGTGAATAGCGGCAGCGCCAAACGCAAGCAGCCACGTGTTTGCCGCAAACGTCGCGCCGCTCGCCGGTGGATTTGGCGCGGTACCGGTGCCAGTCGCAGGAGCAGGAGCAGAAATATCTAATACCGTTGGATAGTTGAGGGCCTGCCGCAGCACAAGGCAGCCGTAAGCAACACCATCGCCCGCCGAACCGCTACCAAGACACACAACATTTGTGTCGGGCGTCCAGCCCATCGTCTTGTACCAAACGCCGAATCGACGTGCGGCGGTTGCGGTCTCCAAAACGAGATTGGTATAACCCGCCGTACTGATGCCGGGATTAGCAGCGCCAGCCGTGCCAAACCCGCCCCAAACAATTACAACGTCACCAACCCCAGGCGCGACCGAGAATGTCAGCGTGACGTTAGCGCCCGCCGTTGAGGTACCAGATACACCAGTGCCAATCTCCACGATACCTGGTAGGTCGCTAAAATCCGCCTTGCCAACCACTCCATGCGACCAGCCTAGAATCACGTCGTTAGAATCAATGACGCCGGAGCCTTTGCCGGTCTGCGTCGCGGAAAACGGCGAGACGCGGGCTGTTTGTAAGGTGCTTGAGAGATATGTTCGTGCATAGCTCGCCAAATTAAACGGCGTATCACTCCAAACCGTATCGATCGTTCCGCTCGATTTTTCCCAGTCATTACCTACTGGCGTCGTGCTGATAAACTGTCGGGAGATAACCCGCGCATCGCCGGGCAGCGCCGCGTCGTCAACAACGATATCGTCGATGTAATACGGTTCGCTCGCTCCGCTGGTGCTGTACCACTTTGTGTTGATCGTCCAGACGGTCATCGTCCCAAAATTCATGGTGGACGGTGCCGGATTATCGGTGCCGTTGCCGGTCGCGCCTATCTTGTATCTAATGCCATCGGCATCGCGCGTATACCAAACATCATGAACCGTACTGGTCGCGCCAACTTCAATGTCGAACTCGAACGTTACCCAGCCGAGAACCGGGTTGCTGCCGGGCGTAACATAATTGCCAGCAAAACTGCTGGAGCTATCCGCCGAGTCGTACAAGCCGAACCACCAGCCGGGAACGCCGCCCGGCCCCGTCTTGTCGTACATCAGATAAAGATCGGCGATCAGCCCGGCACTGGAGTCGCGCAAAAATATCGAATAATAACTATCGGTCGTGCCGCCAGGATTGGCCCCGACATAGAACCGGAAGCTACCTCGTACACGCGTTAAATTAAGCGCAGCCGTAAGCGCCGTTTCACCGACACTGGAGCAATCATTCTTAAACGAATACGCACCAGCATTACCCGAGCCCGGTGCTGCGACAACCGAACAGCCGGAAGCAAGCGACAAAATTTCTGAGGTGTCGCCAGTTTCATAACCAACGAGGCATTGAACGGTCATCGTGGTGGACCCGGAGGCTGCGACGTCGTACCAGGAAACACATGCGCGTCGCGATCACCTTCTATCCCAAAGATGAGAAATTCCAACGTCACAAAACCTGTTTGCGCATCTACCGTGCGAATTTTAACTTTAATGAACGCCTCGAATCCTTTGGCGCGCAATAACTGCTCAACGTTGGCGTCAGCCCAAGCCTGATACCCCGCAACGGTCTTAGGTACATTGCCGGGAATTTGACTCGCCGAGAATGTAACCGATGGCTTGTGGGTATAGTTGATCGTGGCAAGTTGTCCCGCCTCGTCCCACTCAACACCCACAAGACCAACATTGCGACTGCCCGGTTTGGCATAGCTTATATCAATGTCGCCAATGGGAGGAGGATAAGGCATTGGGTCACATCAGCGCAATGGGTGGAAATTCCGACCGCCCGCGACCAACGATGCCGCGCGAGCCAGTTCCCCATACTCATTGGACTTATCGGCGACTATAAGCTTCGCCTCTTTGATAAGAACCACCAACGCCGCGCGCTCCTCGTTTGCTTCGGCCATTCCGCGCGCTTTCTTTTGCAGCGTTTCAAGATCAGCGTGAGCTTTATCAAGCTCCTGCTTAGCCTGATCGCGCATCGCTGTAACGTCAGTTTGTTTTGTTGCCATGACTGAAACGTCCTTTCCGTGCAAGGTTCAGTAATTCCTTGGCAAGTTGCGTCGCCAAGTCAGGTGTGAGGTTGACAACAACCGAACCATCGCTACGCACTTCAGCCTCGCGCATACCAATGCGGATATTATCCTTGATATTGCCGAGCACTTGAAGCTGGATCACCGCGATGGTGCGACCAGCCAAGACGAACGGCGTGCGCTTCAAATCCGCAACGTGATCGGTCATAACACATTTACCCTAGTTGATGGTGAACAAAGCACCCGCTGGGATCGTATAGGTGTCAGTGTTCGCCATCGTAATAGCCGAGCCGTGGTTGATCCAGCCGATTGCTGGATTGAGCGGGGAAGTTGGCGTATCATTGATCCAAATGACGTACTGGAACGGTCCAACCGCGCCAGTCGCTGTCCACACCGCTTGTGTGCCCGACACCGTGGTAACTTGGCCAGTGCGCGAAAACGACAGCGTGGTCGCCATTCCCGCGCCATCGGCCACCGTGGTGTAACCGTTGCCGTTAGCGATCTGCGTCACGTTCGACAGCAGAAAAGTAGTGCCGAGCACTGGCGCAGAATTGCTCAACGCCAGCCGAAAGGTGTCTGAATTGAAATCGTGAATCTTATTAGCGATATCCTCGCTAAGAATGTCGGGTTCAGTCCAGGTAGCCATGCTGATAACTCCTGCTAGTTTGTGTCCACTGTAAGCGAATTAGGACCAAAGATAACTATATCGTCGATTTCGACTGTCTTGGGAACATTGGTGTTATTGTAGGCAAGCAAGTTACCCCCTGTAACGCTGGACCAAATTCCAAAATAATAAACATCACCCCAGTCAGTTACGGCAGGAGGAAATTCAACCGAAGCAGAATTCTTGTACACAGTTGGATCAGGGCCTGATGTTTTTACAAATGTGACGGGCTGGCGCGAGTAACCCCCTCCCGAAAATTCGCCACCGGGCGGCAAATCTCCATGCAACGACAAAAATCTGTCGCCCAACAACAAGGCATCAAGGACAGTATCTTCGCCAGTACCTGAAAGTGGCATACATTACCCGAACGTTTTGCGCCTGACCAATTGTAGCGTAGAACCGCTAGCCTTGTCGATCTTGTGAGCCGCGTTCAGTTCATTGATGGAACGCGTTACTTCGTTATTCCAAGTAGCGCCGCGCTCGTCTTCGATCGCGTACAGAGAAGCGATGTGAAGGATTTTCAAAGTATAGATAGTGGAGTGATAAAAATTGATCCAGTTATTTAAAGTATCAGAAAGGGGCGGTATATCTTGGTAATAGGTCAGTTCCACCATCAAACCTGGCGCGGGAACGGTTTCCCCCACTATAAGGAAGTTGCCAAGGATAGTATAGCGATTATTTTGCCCCGGATAATTTGCATCGGGGTCTTCCGGAAATTCTGGATTATAAAATGCGTCTGGGGTTTGATAACGAAGCACCGCACCAGATGGAAGAATGCGGGCTAAACGAATCTCCTGCCAATCCCTGGGTAGAGGAACCCGCTGAACCGTCAATGCTGATGTATCGATTTGCACCATATGCTTGACGCGTAGCGAAGTAGACAAAAATTCCTCCGCCATCCGAATCCAGCTAGTTACAACAGGATTCGGATACACTTCCTCGCCAATAGCGAGCCAGTTCCGTATCTCTGTGCACTTATCGGTGAGATAGGTAGGCATTACACCCGTCCCGGCCAAACTCTAAATGCGGCGTTAGCGGGATCGTTCAGCCACTTTTTCCAGTCGCTGTCGTCCCAGCCTTCTCGCAGAGCTTGTTCCGCGACGGTCATTGGCACCCCCCTCGCCAACAGCTTGTTGTTGGACTTCTGGGGATGCAATTCCCTCATGACCTTGTTATTCTCAACAGTCTGGGTCATGTCTTGCTGGGTAAGAACGTGCACTATATCGGGTGCATTATCTTCCCAGATCATCGTGCGCTTTACAGCGCCGTCATTTCGGTACACAACTTTCTTCTCGGCCATGGTAGCACACCCTTAGTTTGCTGTCAAGTTAGGTATAGTGTTCCGTCATTTATCCGGCAGCCAATGCCATTCATTGTCACTGATAACTTTAATTTTGCCTGGAAATATTTTCTTATATTTAGTGTTAAATTCATCCGCGGATATTTTTCCAGATTTCAGATCGTTATTTATCTTACCCAACGCAGCACTTTGATACTCACTCACTCCCCCCATCGGCATTCCCTTTGATCCCCCTTTTCCTGAAATATCGTTGAGTAATTTATTGTACAACCCATCGTTTATCTCACCCGCCTTGTGTGCCTTAGCTAGTTCAGCATGATCATGGTACTT